CCGAGAATCCATTGGATTTCGGTGTGAATCCATTATCATGGCGACCTATCATACGGTTCACTGTTGTTGTTTTTTCCAAGGGAGTATGGAACTCGTCCAAAACTTCCAAGAGTTTCCCGTCAAGTGTATCTATGCGATTGCCCCCAATACTCAGCTCCGCGGAAACAACGAGTGCGTTGCCAATGGAATTCGTCCAGCCGAATGTGGGTCCGGCGAATTGGAGGCCGCGGTCGGTGGCGTATTTTCTCGCCGCCGCCTGTGCAGTGGAAATATCTGGCAAGGTGGTCACAAGGAACGCACGGCTCACTAAATGTCCTCTGCGAGGCACCGTAATTCTGGCGGTGCTTCCAAATGCCGGCTGATTGTCGAAATCCACGCGATACCATTCCGTGGTAAATCTCCCTCCTTTTACATAGGCCCTTTGGAATGCTTCGGTGCTCGGCTGTCCTTTCGGGGCGAGGAGGCGCTCATCTTGCATGCCCGAATTCAAGAGCCTTAATAGACCCGCAGAGGCCATTCTGATGTTGTCCCTTTACAAAATCTTTAGAGCAGAATAGAAAGAATGGGCTTAGGCGCCAGCAATTTCATCGGCATAACTTATCTACACCTTTTCGCTGGTCTAGGCGTTACGGCGTTAAGCTCCAATTACCCTGTGAGCGATACGATGGCTGCACAAATCGTGGAAATTGTGCTGACGTTTGTGCTTTTATTTGCCATGATGTATTTACAACCGGGACCTGTGAAATATGTGTTGTTTGTGCTTTTTGCAGTGATTCTGGGACAAGTCCTGGCGAACTTTGTTGCGCGGCTGAAGGCGGAAAATGTGTTAAAGGATGTATTGGTGACTGTGGGAGGTATTTTCCTGGCGATGACCGTGCTGGGGTTTTATGATAAGCAGAATATTCTCGGATTCGGCTCTTATCTCTTGGCCGCACTGATTGGCCTCATTGTTGCTAGGCTCTTATTGATAGCTGGTGCCTTTGGCGGTGTGAAGATGGAAACTATATATTCTTTGAGCGAGGCTCTATCTTGGTTTGGAGCTGGACTGTTTTCTATCTTCGTTGCGTATGACACGCAGAGGATAAAGGAGATTGCTGCACGGCTCAAGAACCGTACTCCGGATTATGTGGATGCCTCTCTCGGACTTTTCTTGGATGCAATCAATCTGTTCACAAGTGTAGGAGATATTATGGATTAGTAGAACGGGACGATGGGCACTTACTATAAAATGAAGAGTTATCATGTTTTTCTCATGTTTTTGAAAGCGGTCATGGTCGTTCAGCTTGTACTTATATTATTAAAGTTACAGAAGGAAGATTCCGTAATATACCTATTATCGGAAGTTGCCTTCAAAATATTCCTTGGACTTTTCTTGATGGTGTATTTTTTAATTGCCGGCTCATCTGATTTTGATTTCTGGGATGAAGTATTCATTTCCTTTGGCGGAGGTTTGTTGATGTTTGATGCAGTGTATAATGTTCTACCGAAGGTTTTCTTGCGTTATGGAATATATTTTAATCCGTATACATTTTATTTGTCAAGCCATCCTGAAAACGGAGCCACTGCAGCGCCAGAACAAACACTTTTACCTCCCAGTCTTGTTCCAGGACTCCACCAGGGGGGACAATGGTTAGCCCAAGCCGAATAGATTGTAGGCGAGAAGCATTCGCGGTTCCTGCCGGCTGATGCCGCCCAGGTGTGCTGGAAAAGGAATATCCGTATATGAAATTTTCATATGCGGCAATTCCTCCCTTGTGTCTGAGCGCAATATGCTGGCGAAACCACTGCTCTTCGGCACGGATAATATCTACACCATTGCATTGAATGGTTGCCGATTGTAGGAGGGGTTTCGTCGGATTATAGGTCGCATCATATTCATAACTTGTCACAGCCGAATAATTCGTCCATTCATTGTTGTTCTCCACTGACTTACGACGGACAAACCAGATAATCTCTTCCACAGGGTGATTCAATTCCAGAGGTAGCAGAACTTGGATGGTGTCGGCGGTTGTTTTATTCACGGCATATTTGAGAGGCTCGGCGAAATGGAAAGTCGTCACATTGCGCGTAAGAATCTCAAACGGATTGCGCAGAATCTTATTGCGGATAGAGCCGTCCGTATGGGCGGAATACGTAATGAGCTGGATATTCTTGAATTGGGGGATGTTATCGTAGGCCTTTATGTGCACTGCCGTTGGCACAGGATTAGCGAGGGTCTTAATGGTATCGCTCATAAGGAATGTTTTGCCGAGTGGAGTGTCATCACAGTTGGTCCGACGCCCTGTTATGATTCGGACGCATTCTTTGAAGGGCCGTAGATGCACATGAATGCGTATAGAGCCTTCTTTACAGGCGAGAACAGGAAATGCTTCCTGGAGTTTCACACGAGAAAAGAAAAATGGGAGCGGGATAAAAAGGCTGCGATTCGTTGTAGGAAAAGGTTTTGAAAGAGGACTGTGTAAAAGGGATGATAGTGGTTCTCTGCCAAGACCGTCGGTTGCTAGACCGAATTGGGAATTCAGGTCTTGAAATAATAGGCTGGACACATTCAAGAAATCTCCATCGACGATTTCAATAGTTTGGTCGCCGACTTCCAGCTCAGCACGCTCTAGAATGACCGTGCCGAGAGAATTTGCATAAAACCATTGGTCTCCTTGAGATCCTGCAGACATATTTCCTGTAATTGTTGTAGGATGACTGTTATTCACCGTGTAAAATCCCACGCCACCAGGTGTTCCTGATACAAACCCTGTGATTACAGTTCCAGGTAGAATGCCATTTCCTACAACAGGTGAGCCTATGGATACTATGCCAGATATCATCGTCACAACGTTCAAGTTGGTTGAGCCAATAGAGCCGATGAAAGAGGCAGTGGCTCTATAACGCCCAGATTCCATACGTAGGAGGTCAGTATCATTTAACCAATGACTGAGGTCTATTTGTAGGACTGTGTTAAAGAGTATGTCCCCACAACTTGTGGACTTCAAGTCAAATGTGAATCGTTGGCCGAAACCTGTGGGGCCGCGAAAGGGGTATTGTTGGACACAGGTAGAAAACGGCCTTAGACGACGGGACTGCTCAGGAAGCCACCATGTTTTATCCGATGATAGCGGCGTGAATTCGTTGTCCTGGTAATCCCTCGGAGTAAGGTCAAGCAGGGTCACTATATCGCCGCTCGGCCGAGTGAAACCTTCGGACTGGGCAGGAGCAAGTGGCAAGTCTTCCACGCTCATCTCTAACACCGAGGATTATTAATTCATGGAAAGAAGTTCTGCGCGGCCTCTTCCATCCGTGCGCAACTCGGCCCAGCCCTCTGTAATGACGAACAGCTCGGTGGATGCCGTTGTGCCGGGCGCCGCTAGGTCAATAAAGAACGTGGGTTTATCTGCACTGGAGAAATTCACCGCCCCGCCCACTTGCGAGCCTATATCTGTAAATCTGGAAGGGGCGATTGCTCCAAAGGACCAGTTCATCGTATTGATTTCCAGGCCAGAATCAGTATCTTCTTTTGCATAATTCGTGACATCTCTCCATATGAGCGGGCTGCGTGGGAATTCACGGGTTTGGCCGGCCATCAGAAACGATAGGCTGTTGTAATAGGGTTTTCCGTTGTCCGTATTTATTTTATACAGACGATTGGCCATTGTATCGGCGGTGTTTCGGAAATACCAGGTAACTCTGTTCACAGGATGCCGCCCGTCCAGACGCCGAGAAATAGTGGCCGTTCCTCCAGCAACGACATTGGAATAATCTAGACTGCTCTGTGTGAATTTATTTTCGTATATTCTGGAGAAGCGAGTATGTATAGGTCGGGTTTCCATCGCCTGTTGCACATCCTTGTCCACATAGATTTGCATGGTTTCTAGAGAAATATTGGGTTGTAGAATCTGCTCTCGTTCTAGTGTTCGAAATTCTATTGACCCTGCAGGTGTTTGTTGATACATTGTTTTAGCCCACGGTATAGCTTTTGCGGTTGCTGCAGGATTCGACGATTCCACGAGGTCTTCTAGTTTCCTCAACTTACAACGCAGTCTATATGTATGCTTCGTGATCGCCCTCTGGGGAAATCCAACATCGGATGGGCCTTGTTGGCATCCTACCAAGGGCAGCTCTAGACGCAAGGTGGGTGGGGCGGCATTCCTGCCGATTTCTAGGGGTGTACCCCCGTGGCTGCCCGTCTGTGCTGTAGTTATGAATCCTTGGCCGTATGTGCCGACGTTTTTGGACAAGGCCCAGAGAGTATCACCGCTGAATTCTTGTAGAAGTATATTATCCTGATAGAATCCGATTTTTTCAAATAAGAAATAGGCGATTCCTTGGATATATCCATAGGAAATACCTTCTACATCATTTATCACCGAATTCCTGACGAGTTTCGCCTGTGCAGGAGGAAGCCATGTGGGGAGTTCGATGACCAGGGTCGGTGATTTCATCAGGTCGCCGACCAAATCAAACTCAAACTCCACAGTGCGTCCGAATTCCACGGCGGTTGTGGGGAGAATGCGGCGCATTTCTTCCAGGCGCGGAGTGTGTGCTGCATACGTATTGTCAAAGGCGAACCGACTATCGTGCTGGTCTTGGAAAAAAAATACGTCTTTCTTGCCTCGGGAGACGAGCTCGTATAACGAGCCTTCTGCTGAAGCACTCATCTGATGATTCGCTTCATAATTTAAATGTGAGAAGGGGCCGCGTCTGCTTCAGTAGGAGCAAAGGCTGGTTTCCCTTCAAATGAAGAAGGAGCAACAATGTCCAACAGAATACGGGAAATGCCCATCATGATGATGGATGAATAGGACACCTGCGTAGAGCTGATTACCTGAACACCGAG